ACGACCGCTCCACTCAACAAGATTCCGGTGGGCGATGGAACCACCTATCTCCAGAAGGAAATCGTCGGAACGGGTCCGATTGTCGTCACGAATTCGGCTGGAAACATTACGATTTCAGCACCTTCCATTTCCAGTTCGATGGCGCGTGAGTTTGCGTACATCGCTGGACCTAGTGCTTCACTGCTTAATAGCAGCGAAACTCAAATTTATGTAGGAACCACTTTAGATCAACCTACAACAAACCCTCAATGGAATTCTGCATCAGGTCAATATACAGCACTAAATACTGGATATTTTAAGTTCACAGTTTGCGCTTATGCGACAGGTGATTTGGTGATAAGGTTGAAAAAGAATGGAACTATTGTAAGCCATACTTATCAAAATACAGGGGACGGACTTGTTGTTCTTACGCATATTGAAAAAGTTGTCACAGCTAACACTGACGTTTTTGCAATTTTTGCTTATGTCCCGGGTCTTTCTAATTTAACTCTACGCGACCATTCTTCTTTTACTATCGAGCGCATCGATACACTTTAATCCATGAGCGAACGCGCACCACGCAGGTACACGGACGGATCTGTTACCTTTGAGGGTGGCATCGATGCTGGCGTGATGCCTTCCGAGGTGGAAAAGAATCAGGTTGCGTTCGCCGTCAATGCCAACTTCCGCGAAGGATTCGTTTCTCCTCGCCCCGGTTACGTTCAGAAAGACTACGACCTCTGTGTCAGTATCACCGCTGACAACGCCGAGATTACCGCAGATCAGACAAACGTGACGGCGGACGGTTGGTCAGAAGATTGCTACGGCCCTCAGGGTCTGACCGGCACGTTCCAATGCGCGCTGCCATACATCTCGGACGATGGACGTACGTTCATCCTGATGCTGATCAGTGGTAAAGTGTGGCTTTACGACTGCCTTCAGAATAAGGCGCAAAACCTCACGCTGTCCGCTGACCTAGAGAATCCTTCCAACCTGCTCGATGGCTGGATGGTTCAAGCTGAGAACTTTGTCGTTATCCAAGACGGCTTCAGCAAGCCGCTCATCTTCAACGGGACAAGCCTGCGTCGAGCGAATGACGATGAAATCAAGTGCGGTAGAGTTATGGCCTACGTCAATGGCCGCATCTGGTACGCGCTGCCGAACGGCTTTTCATTCCGAGCAACAGACATCGTTTATGGAGACGGTACGCGAGCAAGCGTTCTCAAAGAAACCGAGAACACCTTCCTCAATGAAGGCGGTGACTTCGCGGTTCCGTCGGATTCAGGCGGCATAACGGCAATGGCCGTCCCAGGCAATCCAGACACATCGCTTGGCCAAGGACCGCTTCTTGTCTTCACGCCTCGCTACGTCTTCAGCGTCCAAGCTCCTGTAGACCGAGATGTTTGGAAGAACCTGAACTATCCCATTCAGGCTATCAGCTTGCTGACCAGCGGCGCGTTAGGCGCACGGTCGGCCATCACCGTCAATGGCGATGTCTTCTACCGAGCTATCGACGGCATCCGCTCGTTCATCATCGCTCGCCGGTCGTTCACCGATTGGGGCAACACACCGATCAGTGGGGAGATGACGCCCATCGTCGAGAACGATCAGACAAACCTTTTGTGGGCCAGCTCTGCGGTTGTCTTCGATAACCGTTTGCTGATGACCTCTCAGCCTCGTTTCAATTCAGAGGGAGTCATTCACAAGGCTATATCCGTGTTGGATATGGAGCTTATCACTTCGATGCGGAAGAAAGCTCCTCCAGCTTGGTCGGGAATCTGGACGGGCTTGAACATATTGCAGCTTGTTAAGACCGAGAACGCTTACGGAGACGCTTGCTTTGCGATTGCTCGCGGGTCGGACGACACGATCCAGATTTGGGAAATCACCAAGTCCGAAAGGTTCGACATGAACTTGAGTGCGACTCCCAAGAAGGAAATCGAATGGCAAGTGCAGACACGCGCCTACAACTTCGAGGTTCCGTTTGGTCTGAAGCGACTCGATTCCGGCGACTTGTTCATTGATGAGCTTGAAGGCGATGTCTCGTTCAATGTCACCTATCGACCGGACCAGTATCCCGGCTGGATCGAGTGGATCGACTTTGCCGAATGCGCGACTGTGACGCAGTGCTTGGATCTTTGTCCGATTACGAACTTCAAGCCGCAGTACCGGCCTAAGATGCGCTTCCCGACTCCTTCGGATTTGCCGTGTAACGCGACGATCAGCACTCCCGCTCGCAATCTTTACGAGGTTCAGGTCATGCTGACCATCATGGGATATTGCCGGATCAAGAGTCTTCGAGTTCACGCCTACGACATTCAGGAATCGAGTGTTGGCGAGTGCAGGACGGTATTCCCTGCTTGCACACCGCTTGATGTCTGCGATGTCAATCCTCTGACCTACTCGTCGGAATAGCCTTACAATTATGCCAAACCTTACGCTTATCACGCTCACTCCGCCGAGTCTGCCGGTTGGATATTGTCCGCTTAATTACCAGACGTTGGCCAACGACATCGTCAGCGGCACTCAAGCGACGTTCAACAGCTCGATTGGAAACTCGTTCTTCAATTACGGAGCATCGACGCCTGCGCTAAACAATCAGGTTTATCCGTGGTTGGACGAGAACGGTGAGTGGTGGGTGCGCGTCAGTGGATACTGGGCGAGAAAGAATCCTATTCCGGCCAACGGTCCTGAACGGCGCATCTTCGTTGGCACTGCTGCTGATGTCCTAAGCTACGACGGTGGCGATGGAACCGCGACATCAACAAATGTGACTTCCGGCCCAATGTGGGAGGTTGACACAGCTTTCGATGCTCGATTCCCGGTTGGCGTTGGAGCGTTTGCAGCAAGCGGTACGGTGAATGTCAATGGAACGACGACAACCACATCTGTTTCTGGTGAAGACAAGCATACCCTGACTGTTCCTGAAACCCCGTTCAACGAACATACTCACGGCGTCGCTCAACTCATTGCCCCCGCAAACGACGATTACTACCTCGTCAACAAGTCATGGACTGGACTTGGTTCGTACCCGACACAGATCCTTCAAGGTGCTGCGGGAAGCGGTGGCGGCGGTTCTGGGCCGAGTATCACGACCGGAGATGTCGGAACAACGAACGCTGACAAGACTGGCAACGACAGTCAGAACGCCATCGGCCATAACAATCTTCCGCCATTTTACGGTGTTTACTTTATCAAGCGAACGGGCCGAGTCTACTACACCAAATGAAGCTTATCGTTCAGGACATCCGCTCGACAATCGCTCGGGTCATCGGCACATGTGTCGATGATCAGCGCGTTTACGACTACATCAACCAAGCGTGTCGAAGGCTTCTACACAAGGGGTTGTGGGCGGGTTCTTACGGACGTTTCACCGTTTGCACTGTAGACGGTTGCATCACTTGGCCTCGTTCAATCGAAACCATTGAAGCCGTCGCAGACTGCTGCGGAACAGGATCTGTTCGCAACCAATGGTATGAATTCCAAGAAACCGGATTCGGACTCCTTAGCGGCTGCAACCCGTGCGCGGGAAAACAGCTCGTTGATCGTGGTACTGTTGTTTCATATCGCGATATGTCTGGCGGCATCAATAGCTACATTCGAGTTTATCCTGGCGATGCTTCAGATGTCGGCAAAACGATAACGCTCCAAGGCTACGACTCGAACGGACAATGGATTCGCACCCAATCAGGCGGCGCATGGATTGACGGCGAAAAGCTGACGCTCGCTTTGCCGTACGTTCAGTCTTCCAAGAAATTTACCGCACTGACCGGCGTAATCAGGGAGGCAACAAATACCGCATCGCGGTTATACGAGTTCAATCAAACAATTTTTGCTGAGATTGATCTGGCAGTTTACGACCCTGATGAAACTTTGCCGCAATATCGTCGTAGCTTCTGGACTGGTCGGAACAGCGATTCCTGCACTCAGACCGTTACGGTGATTGGCAAGATGCGCCATATCAACGCGACGACCGTCAACGACTACCTCATTCCTCCGTGTCCTGATGCCATCAAGTTGATGGTCATGGCGATTCGCAAGGAGGAGAACGATTTGATTCAGGAAGCAGTGGCCTACGAAGCTAAAGCGGTTCAAGCTGTTCAGGAGCAGACGATGCAGTATCTGGGTGACGCTGTCGCAACGATACGCATGGTCGGCGTCGGTTTGAACGGTGGTGGATTCTCGCAATGGTTCTGAACCAAAAGGATAATTTATGGCAATAGGTGTTCCAGCGGCAATTTTGGGTGGAGCGGCAATCTCTGGCCTTGGAAGTTTGTTTGGTGGACTGTTCGGCGGAAAGAAGCCGAAGGTTCCTGAGCTGAAGCCGATTGATTTCGCTAAGGAGCAGCAGCAGGCGATTCAGCAGAATATCGCCGCGCTTCAACCTGCCACCGAGCTGGCGCAAAAAACGACCGCCGCTGAACAGTCGCAGCTTG